TCCGCGACTTGGGAATCTCGATTCCGCCGCAGTTGAAGAGCCTGCACACGGTGATCGGCTGGCCTCGGGTGGGCGTCGAGAGTCTGGAGGAGCGCCTCGACTTGGAGGCGTTCCGGTGGGCTGACGGATCGGACTCGTCGGAGCTGACGGAGATCGCCGAGGCGAATGACCTGTTCGACGAGTCGAGCCTCGCGCATCTGGATGCGCTGACCTACGGTCGCGGCTATCTGGCGGTCGGCTCGGGGGACTGCGGTGCTGACTGTCCGCCGCTGATCTCGGTGGAGTCGCCGTTGGACATGACGCTGATGTGGGACGCCCGGCTGAGGATGCCTGTCGCGGCTTTGCGTGAGTGTCAGGCTGACGGTTACGTCGAGTCCGAGCCGGATGACCGGATGGTCGTCCTGTACCTGCCGGATCAGACGGTGAGGGCGATCCCGTCGCCTTCGGGCGGCTGGGTGGTCGTTGACCGCGACATGCACGACCTGGGTGTTGTGCCGGTGGTGCGGATGGCGAACCGTCAGCGCACCGCGGATCGGATCGGCCGCAGTGAGATCACGCCCGAGGTCATGTCGGTCACGGACGCTGCTTGTCGGCGTCTGATGGGCATGGAGGTTGCCGCGGAGTTCTTCGGGGCGCCGCAGCGGTACATTCTCGGGGCTTCGGAGTCGGCGTTCCAGGACGCGGACGGGACAGCGAAGTCGGCGTGGGAGACGTACATCGGCCGTGTGCTCGCTCTGGAGCGGGATGAGGACGGCAACGTCCCGGACGTGGGCCAGTTCGCCGCGCACGACCCCACTGGCATGACGAAGATTATCGACTTGTACGCCAGAATCATGGCGTCGCAGATGTCGGTGGCCCCGCACGTGCTCGGCTACAGCAGCGACAACCCGGCCAGCGCGGACGCCATCCGGTTCGCCGACAACCGGCAGGTCAAGAAGGCTGAACGGCGGATCCGCCGCTTCGGCGCCGGCTGGCAGGACGCCATGCGCCTCGCTCTGTGGATCCGCGACGGTGAGCCGCCGGAGAAGGCGCGACGGATTGAGACGGTGTGGCGTAACCCGGCGACGCCGACGGTGGCGGCCCAGGTGGATGCCACGGTCAAGCTGGTGCAGGCCGGTGTCCTGCCTGCGGACTCGGATGTCACGTTGGAGATGGCCGGGTTCACGGAGGCGCAGCGGCAGCGGATCGCGGCCGACCGGCGCCGCGGCGCTGGCCGGGCGACGAGTAGCGCGCTGATGGACCAGCTTGCTGAGATCGGTGGCACGTCGGAGTCGTCTGGCGTCGAGCCTGCGGAGGCCGACATTGGCATCGACGATCTCGGATAGTTCGGCGTCGGTGACGCAGTGGCGTACCGCTCAGGTCGGGTTGACCAGGCTGCTGCTGCGCGATTTGCGCGGCCTGCGCAGGCTGGTGAACCCGAACCGTCTGCAGGCGACGGTGCCGACGTGGATTGATGCGGTGGCGGCCCTGGTGGCCCGCTACTCGCAGGTGTCTGCGACGCTCGCCGCCGACTTCTACGACGGCGAACGGGCCGCGGCTGGCGCGCCAGGGACGTTTACGGTGCCGTTGGCGGATGCACCACCGCAGGAGCAGACGTCGAACTCGCTGCGGTGGGCCACGAAGGACGTGTGGGGCCGTGCCGCGGATGTGGCAACGGGCGCACAGTCGGAGCCTTTGGACGTTCGGCTGGACGCGGCGATGACGAAGGCTGACGCGGTTACGCAGAAGCTCGTCGCCGATGTCGGCCGCGCGACGGTCCGGCGGGCCGTCGATGAGGACCCGGGCGCGATCGCCTATGCACGTGCGGCGGCGTTGGGTGCCTGCTCGTTCTGCAAGCTCATGTCCAGCCGTGGCGCGATTTACCGGAACGCTGACACTGCAGGTCGAGACGCCGATGCCCGATTCTCGGGTGACGCGTCGGTCGTGAAGTTCCACGACAACTGCCACTGCGGGATCGTCCCGGTGTTCCGTGGGCAGCGGTTCGAGTTGTCGCCGCATGCGGCGGAGTGGGATCGCATCTACCGCGAGCATGCGCAAGGCCATCCGGGAGACCAGCTCCGCCTGTTCAGGCGGGCGCTGGCGGAGCACGACTCCAGCCCACTGCCCGGATCTTTCTGATCAACGTGGTCGCCCTGGTGGCGGCCTTTCCATTTCCACAGCCCCTGGAGGGCCGATTCGTCATGCCCGAAGAGAACGAGCAGACCAGCGAGCAGCAGGAGTCCGGCACCGAGGAGACCGTCGAGGAGACGGCCACCGAGGCGAACGACAGCACCGAGCAGCAGGACGACGCCCAGGAGGCGGAGGCCAGCAGCGAGGGTGAGGCGTTCGACCGGAAGAAGTTCGAGGCGGAGCTGCGGAAGAAGAACAGCGAGGCCGCGAACCTGCGCAAGCGACTCAAGGAGCTGGAGCCCCTGGCCCGGAAGGCCCAGGAGTTCGAGGACGCGCAGAAGTCGGAGTCCGAGCGCCTCAACGACCAGCTCGCTGCCGCCAACGAGCAGATCGCCAAAACCCGCACTCGCCTCGTCGAGGCCCGGGTGCAGGCCCTGGCCGACTCGGAGAAGGGCGAGCGGAAGGCGTTCACGGATCCCGAGGACGCGCTCGGTTCTCTGGACCTGGCTTCGTACATCGACGAGTCGGGTGACATCGATGAGGCCGCCATTGAGGCGGATCTCCAGGCGCTGTTGGAGCGCAAGCCGCACTGGGCGAAGACCCAGCCCCAGGAGGGCCCGCGGCGACCTGCGCCGGATCGCACACAGGCGTCCGGTGCCAACAAGAAGCAGGCCCCCAACCCGCGCGACGAGTTCGCCGGGTGGCTGAGTTCGCGGCTCTCTTAGCCGCTGAAAGAAGGAATCATGGCGGCTACCGCCCCCCTGACTACGAGCAATGTCCCCTCCGAACTGCTGCCGCGCACGATCACGGCTCCCATCTTCGAGAAGTCCGTGGAACAGTCCGCGGTGATGGCTCTGGCCCGTCGGGCGCCGTTGGCGCTGGATGCGACGACGTCGGTTCCGATCCCGATGGACGTGCCGACCGCTGACTGGGTCGGCCAGGCGGCGAAGAAGCCGCTGTCCACGGGCGGCGTGGACGTGAAGCAGATGCAGGCCAAGAAGGTGGCCGTGCTCATCCCGGTGGCCATGGAGGTTGCCCGGACCAACACGGGTGGTCTCTACGACCAGCTACAGAAGGATCTGCCGACGGCGTTCGCCCGCGCCTTCGACCACGCGACGATCCACGGCAAGACGATGAAGGGCGCGCCCGGCCCGTTCACCGAGTACCTGGCGGCCACGAGCAACTCGGTGGCGCTGGGGACGGCGACCCAGGCGAAGGGCGGCATCTGGGCCGACTTCGTCACGGGCATGAAGGAGGTCATCGACGACGACTGGGACTACACCGGCACCGTCGCCGACTACCGCCTGAAGCCTGAACTGCTGCTGGCGACGGACACGACGGGCCGTCCGATCCTGGTGGACACGCAGACGCCGGGTACGGACATGGCGGCGGCGGGGACGCTGATCGGTCACCCGCTGGCCTACTCCCGGTCGGTGTCCGGCAAGCAGCGCCGCCAGTCCGCCAGCGTCGACACGGGTCTGCGGGCGATCGGCGGGGACTGGTCGCAGGCGGCATACGGAGTGGGAATGGAAATCTCCATTCGCGTGTCTGACCAGGCCACTTACGTGGACGAGGAGGGTGGCGTTCACTCGGCGTTCCAGGAGAACCTGGTCCTGCTGCTCGCCGAGGCCTACTACGGCTTCGTCATGGGCGACCAGGACGCGTTCGTGAAGTACACCGGCTCTCCGAGCGGTACCTGACGTGGGGGCGGTCCCGGCTTCCGCGCCGGGCGGGACCGCGCCGCTGCGCATCGTGGTCCGCGCTCATGCCATGCCTCCGGAGCACAATGCGGGGGCGGAGCACATGCTGGTCAGCATGCTGCGTCCGCTGGTGGAGCGTGGCCACGACGTGTCGGTGTGGCTGTCCCGGTACGGCAAGGCCCACGACGTGTACGACTACCGCGGCATCCGTGTGGTGCCGCTGGAGTCGGGTCTGGACTATCCGTCCGCGGTGAAGCGGGCGGATGTGCTGATCGCGCATCTGGAGACGGTTCCGTCAACAGCGTCGATGGCCCGCGGGTATGGCGGCAAGCTGGTCGTGCTGTGCCACAACACGCACCGGCCGACGTTCCGGGACATGGCGGCGGGCGGCACGGCTCTGGCGGTCTACAACTCGCTGTGGATGCAGGCGGAGGCGGAGTTGTTCTTCGCCGAGTACCCGAAGTCGACGCGGCCCGCCGAGTCCCTGATTGTTCGGCCTCCGGTGTTCGCCGACGAGTATGCGACGAAGCCCGGCAAGGCTGTCACGCTGATCAACTGCTGTGAGGCTAAGGGCGGCAAGGTGCTCGAGGCCCTCGCCCGGCGCATGCCGGAGCAGCAGTTCCTGGCGGTGCGCGGCGCCTACGGCGAGCAGATCCTCCCGGACCTGCCCAACGTCGAAGTCGTCGAGCACGTTGACGGTGTCAACATGCGGGAGCGCGTGTATGCCCGCACCCGGGTGCTGTTGATGCCGTCGTCCTACGAGTCGTGGGGCCGCGCCGGCTGCGAGGCGCTCGCCTCTGGGATTCCGGTCGTCGCTCACCCCACCCCGGGACTCTGCGAGTCGCTGGGTGAGGCCGGGGTGTTCGTGGACCGGAACGACATCGACGGCTACGAGGCAGTCCTGCGGAAGCTTCTGCAGCCTGCCGAGTACCGGCTGGCGTCGAAGAGGGCGAAGGCCCGCAGCGCGGAACTCGACCCTGCGGCCGATCTGGCTGCCTGGTGCAGTGCGATCGAGGGCCTCAAGGGCTAGGAGGACGCCGTGCCATTCGTTCCTCCGACTGCTGAGCAGTTGGCCCTGTACCTGGGTCTCGACGAGATCCAGGGCGACCGCGCCGACCTTCTCATCACCTCGGCCATGGGCTTGTGCCAGACGGTTGTCAAGCCGCTGCCCGAGGGCGCGGAGGCGGTCGTCTTGTCGGTGGCGGGCCGCGCCTACGTGAACCCGCAGCAGGTGTCCTACGAGACGATCGGCCCGATGTCGGTACAGCGGCCCAGCGGTTCGGGCGGCCTGTACCTGACGAAGAACGACAAGGCGGCGTTGAAGTCCCTCGCGGGCAGGGGCGGCGCATTCACCGTCGACCCGACGCCGGCGACAGCGGACCCGTCCCCGACGTGGCCGTTGGACCTCGACGCCCACGACGACGGCGGCTACCTGGAGTCGGGCTGGGGGTATCCCTGATGCCTGCTCCTGGCGCCTACCCGTTCGGGGAGACGGTGGTTCGGCTTCGCCGGGGCCCGTCGCCTGGCCGTGATGGCCGCGGGCAGCCGATTCCGGGGCCGCTGCTGGAACTCCCGGTGCAGGGCGTTGTCGTGACGCCGCGGCAGGAGTCGCCCCAGGTGGGCGGGGATCAGCAGCAGGCCCGGGACACGGTCATCGTCGGCTGGACCGTCTACGACCCGACAGGTGCCGATTGGGCGACCACGGATCAGGTCCGGGTCCGCGGTGTCCTCTGCGACATCACGGGCGAGCCCGGTGACTGGGGCAGGTCTCCGTTCACCGGCAACCGCGGCGTGATCCAGTTCGCGGCGGACCGGGTGACGGGCTAGCTGCGCGCCTGCTCGACGGCGGCGACCAGCTTTTCGGCTGCGTCGTTGCTCTTGTGCGGGATCGACAGGGAGTGCGGATCCTCCGCTGGAGGCCGACCGCCCTGCATGAGTCCGCTTTTCTCGCCTGCCGCGACGGCGCCGGGGATCAGGAACTGCACGTAGCCGTGCATGAGCCGGGTCGCCTTCTTGAATCGTGTGCCGGTGATGTCCGCCGCCCGGATTCGGAACGGCGCTGGTTTCGGCCCGAGCGGCGTCTTCGTGATGGTGATCCATTCGCCGTCGAAACTGACGCTGCCCTGTACGCCCTTGACGTCCATGTCCGCCCCCAGATGCGCGAGTTAGTGGAGGGGCTATGGCAGCACGAGTGAAGCTGAAGCGTAAAGGTGTCGGCGAGATGCTCCGCATGGAGTCGATGCAGGCGGAGATGGAGCGCCGCGCCGAGGTCATCAAGTCGGTGGCTGTCGCCCTCTCTCCTGTGTACCGGGGAGCGACCGGGGGCCATTACAAGGCGTCCTGGAAGGTGTCGTCACGTAAACGCGGCGGCGTTCGCAAGAACCGCGCCACTGCCACAGTTCGGAACACCGCCTACTACGCGCGCTGGGTGGAGTACGGCACCGAACGCGTGCCCGCGCACCACGTGCTGCTGCGGGCCGCGCAGGCCGGGGGACGGAACCAGTGACCGCCCTCGTCGACGTCGAGGCGGCGCTCATCGCCGCGGCAACGCCCCGCTTCCCGACGGCTGTTGTCCGCGACGAGCTCGACAACCGGCTCCTCGAGGAACTGCCCACCATCCAGGTCGAGCAGATCCCTGGCGGGGAGGACGACGGGCTGCGGCTTGCCCGTGCGCTCGTCGACGTCAACGTGTACGCCGCTACCCGGGCCGCGGCGTTCGCCCTCGCCAACGAGGTGCACGCCTGGCTGACCGGCGAACTCCGAGGCAGCACAACGGAGATGGCCGTATTCGGGCGCATCAGCCCGGTCACACTCCCTGCCACACAGCCCTACGAGAACACCGCACTGCGCCGTGTCGGCGCCACCTACCAGATCTATCTCCACCCGGTCTCCTGACCGGACTTGGGCCCGCGCCGGACCCGTACCCGCCCGAGCGCGGGCCTTTCCATGTCTGGAGAACCTCATGGTCAACATCACCCGCGCTGCGGATCTCTCCCTGGTCGGCGCCAACGGCGGCGGCTGGGTGTCGCCCGTCGGCACGACCGCCCCGACCTCGCCGCTCATCCAGCCCCCGGCCCCGTGGGAGCCGCTCGGCGCCATCTCGGACGATGGGCTGACCTACGGCTTCGACGAGGACAGCCAGGAGTTCACCCCCTGGGGCCTCACCTCGCCGTTCCGCACACAGATCACCAAGTCCGTCAGGACGTTCGGGCTGACGGTGTGGGAGACCTCCCGCGTCACTGTGCAGTCCCTCCAGTACCGGCTCGACCCCGGCGACCTGGAGCCGGACGGCACAGGTATCACCCAGTACGCGGAGACCGCGAGCCCGGTGCCGGACCGTCGCGCGTTCTGGTTCTTGGTTGTCGACGGAGACGCCTACAAGGGCTTCTACGTCCCCCAGGGCGAGATCAGCGAGCGCTCCGACGTCACGTTCAAGCAAGACGAAATGTCGGGCTACGAGTGGACGATCACCACCTACCCCGACGACTCCGGCAACACCGTCTACCACCTGGACAAGCTGCCCGCGACGCCCGCCTACTCGGGCTCCTGAGCTGGTGGGTGGGCTGGTATAGCCAGCCGGCGCGGGCCCGGCCCACCCACCTCATTTCCCTGTCCCGCGCCCTGAACGAAGGAGTCCCGCGCCATGCCCGCAACCAAGGCCCAACTCGATGCTGCACGCGCCCAGGAGCAGGAGGCCGAGACCGGCGACGGCTACATCACTGTGCCGCTCGCCGGCCATGACGGTGTCACGAAGGACGTGCGTGCTCTGCCTGCGGGGCGGTGGCGTGCGTCTGCGCTGCGTGCCCTGAACCAGGGCGACATCGACGCGTTCATGCAGTCGGTGCTACACGAGGACGACTTCGACACGTTCGTCGATCTCGACCCGGACACCACGGCGTTCGGGAAGTTCACCGAGGACGCGGCGAGGCTCAGCGGTGACGAGTTGGGAAAGTCCTCTGGCCGTTCCAGGTCTGGGAACGGTACGCGGAGGAGCTAGAGGATGACCTGCTGCCCCGCGTAGACATCCTCGACCTGCACCGCGGCAGGCTGTCGTGGCGGCGGCTGCGGGTCCTCATCGAGGGCCTGCCACCGGAGTCGCGGACGATGACCGCGATGCGGAATGCGCTCT